TCGGTTTGCTTTTGCAATTCTATATCTATTAATAGTTGAGCTTGTGCGCGCTCAAAATCAGACTTTTGCAGGTCGTTAGCGCCTTGGTAGTATTGCTGGTAAATGCCTTGCCTAGCTAGTAATGATTGCTGTATTAACTGGTTTTCTCTTGTTAATTGCTCAGTTAGCGCGCTGTCTTGCTCTACATTTCCACCGCTAGCACTTGAGCCGCTTGGGCTTGCCTTACCGCCAATGCTTGATAGTGATAGACTTCTCGCTTCTCGCTCTTTTCTGTATTGCTCTAGTCGCCCTCTTGATTGAGATAAGAATTGCTCTTGAGCTTTATTTTCAGCCTCTCTTTGATCAAAAATAGACTGTAAAGCCGCTTCTCTATTTTGATCAATAATCTTTGACTGTCTACCGAATGCCCCGCGAGCTTGATCAACACTTACATCATCAAAAGGATTTAATGTTGCTTGCACAGCGTCAGCGTAAGAGCCTAGCTTGTCAACAGCCGCAGCAATCTCAACAGCAATAACCTGTGTAAGCGTTCTAATATTCGGGATTATATTCAAGAATGCTTGCCCGACAAATTCAGTGGTTGAGCCTGTAGACATTTGAATAGACTTGCTCAAACTATCCCAATCATCAAATATAAATGATGTGGTGGCTTTTACATCGCTAGCAACTTGCTGCAACTGGAATCTAAATAATTCCGCAATCTTACCAGCCGCGCCGCTTGCGATTGAGTCGGCGAGCAAGTCAATAGAGTTAGATAAATCTATCAAAGAGTCTGCAAACGTTTCGCTTGCCCCAGTTGCTTCGCTAGTTAATCCGATCAATCTAGTTATTGAATTGCCTGCAACCTGCAATCCGTCAGCAATTGTTTTTGATGCCTTATCGAATGCCGTATCAAATTCTGGTAGAGCCTTTTGTAGTGCCGTGAATACTCTTTCAGTTGTTAACTGACCCTCAGAACCTAGCCTTTTAAGCTCGCCAACTGTCACGCCAAACTCTTTTGCTAAAGCCCTTGACACTGGCAATGAGGCTTCTAGTATCGCTCTTAACTCCTCACCTTGCAGAGCGCCAGAACCCAAACCTTGCCCAAGCTGAACAAGTACGCTTGAAACCTCTTGAGCGCTTGCGCCGTTAGCTTTAAATGCTTTAGTTAAACCCTCCACTACATCAAGTGATTGTTTTGCATTAAACCCAAAATCTGCAACTGAATTTGATATACGCTGATAGGCTTCCGCAACACCTTCAATATCAACTCTAGCCTCTTTAGCTATTGAGAATATAGCTTCTTGAACCGCCAAGGCTTCGCGAGCTGTGTTAGTTGCCTGCTTTATTTGGTTGTTAACGCTAGTCCAAGTGTCAGCGTAACGAGTTAGCGCGCCAGTAGCCAATGCAGCAGCAACAGCAGCCGCAGCACTTGATAGTCTAAACATTGAATCTGTGGCTTTATCAGCGCTTGCGCCAACAGCTTTAACAGATTTATTTGTCCTGTCAGCTTGATTTCTTGCGCTACTTCCCTCTAGGCGTATTCGGATAATTCTTTCATCAGCCATGCTTTTTGGCCTCCTGTTTCTGCTTTTCGTAAAACGCTTTTAAGTGCGCTTCGTCAATTTCAAAAATAATCTTTTCAAAGTAATCATGTTCGAATCCATGCGAGCCATTATTTTTTATGTAGTCAATTATTTGACTCTGCTTAATATGTTGAGGACTTGCCATTTGACCCACCCGCTCGCGCTCTCTATCCAGCCTGTAAAAAGCACCTAATAATTCCTGCGTCTTTTCCGTGAGATTCGGCTTTTGTTTTTGCAGTTGCTCAAGCATCTTTTTTAAGTGCGGCGATAAATGTTTAACAGGTGTCCGCAGTAAAGTGTCTAAAGTCGCTTGATTGCCACTTGAATCCCACGCTAGCGCTTTTTTAGCTCTTCTATAGCCTCTATTGCTTCATCAGCTAGATACGCGTATGCATCGCTTGCACCGTTGATTAAGGTTGGCACTAAAAAGTTTCTATGTGACTCATCCAAGAATATTTTGCGGCAAGTTTCCCGGGTGAATTTTAACTCTTTGCCGCTTTCATCTTCCAGATAACCCCATCCAGTGACTCCGTAATTACCAAGCCAATGAGCAAATAATAAGTTGTGGTCAACGTGTCGAGGTGGGTTAAATCCGTAAACGGCTTTGCGCACTTCTTCCATTTGAATTTGCTGTTGATGTGTGCCAACTCGCAAAACATTGAAAAATAAATCTGCGTTATCAGGAAAAGGATAAATCGGAGCGCCATTTTTTAGTTTATTAGCGCACTCCTTAAAGCATGATATTGAAGCGCTTACTTGCTCGTTTAATTCTTCTTTGCGTTTGCGAAAAAACATATTTCTACTCTTATTAATATCAATGCTTACATTCTAGCAAAATAAAAAGTTATATGCTTATAGCTAAATGTTATTTAGATTTATTGGTGTCAGGTGCTATGTTTAGGGTGTTTTCAAATGGAGAATAAAAATGATCGGTTTTATTTTGTCTTGCTTGTGGTTTATAGGTGCAAGCTTGGCTAATCATTATCTATACAATGATTTTGTTTTAGGTGTTATGTTTTGGCCTGCAATAATGGTTAACAGTTTGGTTTGTGGCGGGTTGTATTTGGGGCTTAATGGTTTAAAGGTGTTTGAATATAAAGAAGCCCCATAATCGGGGCTTTATATTTTAGAAGCTTGAGAAAACTCGAATAGTTGTGCCTGTTGTCGTGTTTTCTTCCGCGCTAATATTTAGCGTTGAGTTAGAGAATCCTGTTTCCATTGATTGTTCATGCTCAGACAGGTAAGCTTGCTCAACTTGAACAACCATAGACTTACCATCACTCCACACGATTTCAAACGCTAAGTTAACGCGCGAACCTGCAAGATATAATTCTTCCCAATAAGTTGAATCAGAAATAAAGTTTTTAGCCACAAATGAGCCTGTGACGGCAAATTGACGACCACCCAGGCTATTGCGCTTACAACCAGCAGCAGCGCTTGATTGATAGCCGTTAGCGATTTCTAAGCTTGCAGATTTAAGCGAGCATTCAGCAGGAGCGCCATCAAGCCAGAATTTCTTAAATTGATTCTCTACACCCGCCGCTTCGCTTGTGTCGTCAGTAGCGTCAGTTTGACCAGTGATTGCTAGCCGACTATCACTTGCAGTTTCCCACAAAATATTAGTCGTAGCGGTCATTAAATCAGACTCAGGCACTTCAAGTGTTAGCGAGTCAATAAGGCCATCAACAAAGTTAAAGTAAGTAGTTTCGCCAGCAGCAGATTTATCTAACTGTCTACGTTGGCCTAAGAAGTAAGTCGGGCTTAAACCGTTAGAGTATTTTTTACTTACCACTGTAATGCTTGCGCCAACTGCTTCGGTTGTCGATGGTGCTGGGTTTAATGTAACAACATCACCCACAACGTTAGAGACATAATAGGTAATATTGTTTTCGTCATCAGTTGCGCCACTGACAAATACAAAGTCACCAACTGAAAGCAACGCATCAGCACCTGGGTATGTCACACCAGTAGCGGTGATTTCGACATCAGTGCCAGTGTAAGAATTATCATCAAGCTCAGAGTGAATCGCGGCAACAAGTAAATCTTTTGTTTGCTGAAATACCTCTGTCGATAACTCTGCCGCTTGCTCAGAGCTGGACTGAATATTTTGCTTGCCGTTTTGTGAATTGCTGAGTGTGTTTGAAGTCGTTGAGCTGATTGATTGCTTTGGAGCGCCGCCAACTCGTTTAACTTTAAAAAACTCAGGTGTCGCATCAACCGCGCCTTTTGTTGTTTGAGCTGATAGGTAGACGCTAATATCTTCGCCTACCAACTCTCTATCTGTCACTGTAGTAGCCATTATAAAATTTCCTCGTAGTAGCCGTTGACATTAACGTCAACTCTGTAAAATTTTGAATCTGTTAGTTTGCCAACAACGTCAATAGTCGCTGTTTGCGTTTTGTATTCGTTGATCTCAACCTTTTCAAAAATGTTAAGTATCTCTGATACGGTTGTCATTATATCAGCTCTAGCAACTCTGTCAGAATTTGGAACGTTAACCGAAATCGTGTGAACA